GTTTTTCAGAATTAGCACAAGCTTATTCGGACATACAAGATGTAAGAAAAGATCCTACTGTAGTATCCAAGCCAGCTACTATTGAAGATATATTAACTTCTGACCCAAGTGTTTTTCGATTAGAGGGACCAGAGGGTATGCCAGTAGCGCCTATAGATTCCAGTGGTGCTGGAGATGAAGCAGAAGCTCAAAAAATTATAGCAGAAAAAGAAGCTCAAAGAGAGCAGACAAAAAAATCAGCTATAACTTCTTTAGCTCAGTTGAATCAAGAAGTTGCCGAAGATGAAATGGGTAGAGGTTCAAGTGGAGCTGTAATCGAAGATGCTTTTTCATCAGCTATGCAAGATTATATTGAGCAAGCTCGTGGCGCTGGGCCTAAAACAAAAGAACTGTCTCTTGATGATTACAAAAAAGAATTTGCTGAAGCCACTGGCATAGATATAAGTGGTAAAGTAGACAAAAGTTCGGCTTTGATGGCGTTTGGTCTTGCTCTCATGCAAAACAGAGCAGGTAAGGGTTTTAATGTAGGTCGTATGCTTAGCGCAGTAGGAGAGGCAGGTGAAGCTGCTTTACCTGCATTAGAGAAAGCTAAGACACAAGCTAGAAATGATGCCATAGCAGCAGGTAAATATGCTTTAGAAACAAGATCGGCAGATCGAGCTACCGATGCCGCCAATCAAGAAAAATTAATGAACCGTGGTAAATATTGGGTTTATAAAAAAGGTAAAAAGGGAGCAGAGTTTTCTGAATTTGATAATGGTGAATTTGTTGATTTAAACAAATTTGAACTTAACAAACTTGTAAACACCCCAGACTTTGATAAAAATTACGAGTTCATTGATGCTTCTGACCGTTTATCAATTTTAAAAGAAAGAGCCAAAGGTGTTGATTTAGGTGATGAATGGACTTCTTATGAAATGGTATCCTTAATTGGTGGAGATCCAAAAGATGTACCTCCTGAATTGCAAATAATGGCTGCTGCTGTTGATCCAAATTATAAAGGAAAAACAGCTACTGGATATAAATTACAAGAAACTCCAGAAACAATTATTAGAAGATTTGCCGAATACCAAAAAGGTATTACTTCTGGAGCAAAAAAGTTTGAAGATTTAATTGGTGCTATTAATACGGGTGTTAGTATACCAGAACAATTAGTTAGCACTGTATTTACTGGATTAAGAAATTTAGGCATTGAAGTTGGGGATGAGCCTACAGATATAAGCAAAGCTAGGGTTAAATTAAAAGAAATTGCTGTTCGTGAAGCTACAAATATTCTTCAGGAATCAGGTAAAACGCTTTCTGATAATGACCGTAAGAGAGTTGAGCAACTTGTTGGAGAAATTAGTTTTCTTTCTGCTGATGCAAAATTAATAAAATCAAAATTAAAAGAAATATACAATTTAACAGTTTTAAAACCTCAAGAGAATCTTGATCGTTCTATAGACTGGCTTGAT